CTCATGTTTGCTTCGATTTCCTCCTTCAAGCCCTCTTTGTCTTTCAGAAGGAAGGTGTACTCGTCATACTCGTACATAGTGATTTCAGTTTCGGTCATTTCATCGACCTCAGAAATCTCCTTGACGTTCTCACGCAGTCTGAGTTCCACATAACCCGGCATAGGTCTGTAGGACTCCAAGACCAGCTCCGCCGGAGAGACGTTTCCTCTTACTCTCATTGCTCACGACCTCCTTTAATTTCTTGATGTTTACCGAATCGTAATACTTTCGCTTCATACCGTATGAATTGGTATGCTTGAAACACGCACTTCGGGACAGAAAGCCAGCCGCAATTTTATACGGCACAGGGCGGTTAGCCCTCTGTAGCTTCTGTATGTGTCTGCTCTGACGCATTAGAGCAAGCGCACGTCTCTTTCTGATTGTGGTGAATCCCCTCCCAAAACACCGTCCCACGAAGTCGATTTTCCGACCTCTCCCAAACTGCTGTATGCGAAATAGCTGATAATTGGGTTTCAGCGTCATACCCATTCCTTCAACAAATTCCATTACTGCATACAGAGCTTTTCGCAGTTTTCTCTTGTTGCTGTCGATAAGCACCAAATCATCTGCATACCGAATGTAATGTCTTACACCGAGCGTCTGTTTGATGAACCAGTCCAGCGGTTGAAGAAAGAACTCTGCCAGCCAAGGTGACGTGTAGTTACCGATTGGTATTCCGGGTGAATGGGAATCAATCACCTTATCAATAATCCCAAGTGCTTTCTCGTCTTTGATTTTCTCTCGCAGACGAGCTTTGAGCCTGTCATGAGGAATGGAAGGATAGAACTTGCGAATATCCAGCTTCACGCAATACTTAGCGTGTTTCAAATCCCTCATGGTAGCTCGCTCCACACCTTTACAGGCATGGTCTATACCTCTGCCGGGAATGTTGGCGCAACTCCAATGGTAAGCCGACTTCATGAAAATCGGTTGGATTATCTGTACGATAGCGTGGTGAGCGCACTGGTCGGGGTAAAAGGAGGGAATTTGTAACTCCCTCTCTTTCCCGGAAAGACCATCACTGATAATCTTCGTGGTGTACGGTGTCACAAAATCCAAACGAACCAACCGCTCCGACAGGTCGGAAGCGTAGTGGTCGATGTTCATGAGGATTTGCTGTACCGTCTTGCGTCTCAGTTTCCCCTTAGAAGCGTTGATGATAGCCGCCTTGCAGTTTTCCACAGAGACTATCCGTTCGTAGATGAAACCAATTCTTTTCATTGCTTTTGTTTCTTACAGGGCTTTCGAGAACCCTACTAACCCTGTCCCTCCAAACAATTTTTTACCAATAGGTAAGGCGAAACAGTATTCCTTAAAGTAAACCTGTAACAAAAGTAGGCGAGAGCCAATGTTCGTGTTCGTGTTGGACGAATCATTGTTCAAATTAGCCGTAAAGAGACCGCAATTCGAGCCATTATTCCAATTACCGCCGTGTTTGAAAACTCGCTTTACTGTCCGCCCATAAATTTATGAGTGAGTTTCGTTCAACCTACTGTGGGGGAGAAATCCCCCACACCCCCTTAGGAGGGGATATAAAGCAGGCGAGAGCCAATGTACGTGGACGTGTTGGACGAAGCACCGTTCAAACCAGCCGCAAAGAGACCGCAACGCGAGCCATCAGCCCAATCACCGCCGCGCTTGAAAACCCTCCAACCTGTGTTAGACCAGCAAGCGTCACACTGATAAGTGGTCTCACTACCGCTTCCAGCCGCAGAAGGAAGCATGACGTGAATGTTATCTCCATCGTCAAGACCTTCCTGTGTGATATAAGACTGAGACCAGTTCGTAGCACCAGTGAAGGACAGCTCCTCGTAGTTAGTTGCGGTATCATCTGCGTACTTGGAAATGTCGTTGCAAACGTAATATTTGCCGCCGTTGAAGTTGACACCATCGACCCATTCCCAAATGTTACCCCAAAAGTCTTCGATACCTCTGTAAACGACACCAGTCTTACCGTCAGTGCCGGAAGGTCTACCAGTGAGGTTAGGAACGCTGTCACAAGAACCGCTCTTGAGAGAAGCACTGTTACCGTCACAATAACCTCTGCCGATTACAGCCTGTGCGTTGTTGGTAGCGAACTCTACGAGAGCCAACATCTGAATTGCAGAGATAGCCGCAATGTCGATAATGCTCCAACCGCTACCTTTGTTCTTGGCATTGGTACGGAAGGTTGCTCTCGTAGCGGAAACCGTAGGACTTGCACCAGTCACGGACTTGTTATTGCTGGAAGTCTTGTATGCGCCCACATAAGCGTAGTCACATTCCACTCCGGCATGATTGAACAGAGGGTGAAGGGTGAATCCAGTCTTCTTCTTGTCGGCAATCTTGAGGTATTCAATATTGCCCTCACGGTAACGCTGGAAGTAGAACTTAGGAATCTTCACCATTACGTCACCAGTGGAGAGAGTTTCTCTCGTCATGCCAGCCCAAGGCATAGCATTATCGAAGTCACTCGCTCCGGCGGTAGTGCCGACAGAAGCGGAAGCGGTCATATCGACTGCCAAATCAGTTCTCGCCCATGCCGGAGAAGTAGAGGTAATGTCTCGGCTGATACCGTAAATCTTCACGAAGGACAGCTCCACAGAAGCAGACTGACCGTCAGAAGTGATGGTAACAGTGGTGGACTCGCTCTCGTCACCGTCAACAGCCTTGATAGTCCAAGTACCGACTGCGTGTACCTTGAACTGATAAGAGCCAGTAGTGGTAGGCGCAGTATAGACAGTGCCACCGCTACTACAAGTACAGGTAGCACCTTCGGGGTACTCAACGTCAATCGTTGCGGTGAAATAGTAGTAGGTAGCTTCGTAGGTAGTCTCAGCACCAGCCACAGAAACCTTAGAAGCGGTGTTTTCGGGCTTGGAGTAACCGTCCTCTGCACCGTACTCAATGTGGTAGGTGTGTCCAATCTGAACGAGGAAGTTCGCAGTAGTCAGCGTAGGTGTCAGAGTGGCGGAGGAAGTGAAGGAAGAATCCGTCTCGTCCACGCACGTTACAGTGACACCGTTGAAAGCACTGGAATCGTCAATACTGATATTGACAGTGACCTTCTCGCCATCTTCCGGGGAAGTGGACGCTCTGTTTGCTTCGTTGCTCGACAGGTTATACACACCTTGAGAGGAATAAGGGAAAGCGGAGAAGTAGTAAGTCTTACCTTCGATAAGACCGTCCACCACAAACGCTTCGCTACCGTATGCCCCCAAATTCTTGTTGTCGATTACCAGCGTACCCTCAGTGGTACTTGCCGGATAATCGTCTTCGCCCATGCGAATCATGACACCGCCGACAGAACAAATCAGATTACCGTCCGAATAGCTGTCTTCGGGTTCAAGGAATTTCAGCCCAATGCTGTTTTTGGAAACCGCATAAGCTGTAAAACTTCTCATGTTGTTGGGAGGTTGACCGATTTTCTGCAAAATATTGTCAACCGTCCATTTTGCTTCCGCCCAACTCATTACTTAACTTCCTCCTTTATACTTAGTCCATCACCACTGAACGTAGTGGTCTTGGTGTTAATCAGAACTCCGCCCTCATAGAGCTTCTGAACGATGGTGCTTGCAGAAACGAACTCAGTTACGATTTCCTTATCACCGTAAGTCTCAGTGATAGTAGTACCGTCCTCAGAGAACACAGTCTCACGAGGGTCGAATCCGTCTGTCTTGGTGTCGAGAGCGTTAATCTGATTCTGCAAATTTCCGGCAACGTCTTCGCCAAGCTGACCCTTGATGAAATTGAACCAAGTGTTGAAAAGCTCCTCCTGTTGGGTCTCGAACTCGTTAATCTCAGTTCTGTAGTCAGTCTTGATGGTTTCGATTGCTTCATCACCTTCGGCTTTCAGACCCTCCACATACGCAGTGAAATCACTCTGCGTCTGATTGGCGGTGTCCTCGAAAAGCCCCTTCTGCAAGGTGAAGTAGTTCTGAAAAGCGGTGTACAGGTCTGTGCCGTTTTCCAGCATAGACATGATGGTGTTCAGTGCTTCGTTCATGCGGTTTGCGTCCTTCGCACCGAAGAAGGACAACTCCTTGTTGCTGTACACGGTCACGTCTTGGAAGGACACCGTACCGTCCTCATTGGTAATGGTGTTGTACTTCTTGAGTCCGCTCCACACAGCGTCCGTGTAATTAACAGGTAACAGTTCCCAAGCCATTTACAGGTCTCCTCCTTTCATACCAAAATTCCAACTGAACATTCTTCTCCCTTCCGACTCGTTGGTGAGTCTGTCATAAAGGTCGAGGATTGCACCTTCGAGTCTGTTCAGCTCTGCGAAATTCATCGTAGCTCCGTTATCTACATACGTTGGCGCAGTGCCATACGACCTTTTCAGAGAACCTTCATTGATGGTGTTCAGATTGGTTTCGAGCTGATTGATTTCATCAGCGTAGAAATAATCTACCGGGGTACGGTCTTCACCGAGAGAGACTATGGAGAACTCCTTGTAGAGCGTGATTGCCAGCTCTCGGAGATATTCGAGGTTGTTTTTAATGCGGTTGAAGTCAACGGCATTGAACCTGTCCCCACTGTACGTCCCATCAGAATTTGTGACACCGTACCAATCAGTTTTAGGTGTTTGCCAAGCCATGTTTAACCTCCTAACCT